CTGTCTTCAAGTGGCCAGACAGAACCTGCTGCATGCGAAGCAGCTGGGTGATGACAGCGGGCGCCGTAACAAGCTGGCCATCCTCGAGCATGGTCATCGCCATGTTGCGAAGCTGCTCGTACATCTTGAACTGCTCGTCTGTCAGGCTCACGTAGCGGGCGGTGTAGGTTTTGTCAGGCAGATCCAGGCAGTCTTTCTTCAAGACCCGGAAGCTGTGCTGGTCGATGCGGTATGTCAGCTCGTCGAGGTTACGGTAGCCGACCACCTGCTGGAACGAGTGCGCCCCCATCTTACGCTGCTGCGTCACTGCGTACCTGCCCTGAAATGCGTAGTACGAATCGTAGCCTAAGAGCCGAGGTCCGAGGAACTCGAACTGAGCGTATGCATCCATGGGTGACTTGGTGATAGGAGACCCGGTCAAGATCCTGCGGTAGGCAAACCCTGATGCGATCTTCATCAGCGCCTTGGTGCGCTTGGCCTTTGGATTCTTGATGGTGGTTGATTCGTCGATGGCGATGAGACCGTTGCGTCCGAAGTTCTTGGCCATCCATTCCCCGGCGGTGCGACCCTTGAGTGTGGAAAAGGATTCGACATTCATAACGAAGATGGTCAGGCCATCGAAGGCTTTGGCCACCGACTGCATCTCTTCCTTTTGTTTCTTGTTAGCACTCGACACCCAACGGATCACACGGTGGCGTACGTTATCGGACAGATGCTCCGGGATTTCTTTGGCCACCCAGTTGCGGTACACGCCTTTGGGTGCAATGATCAGTGCGAAGTTTAGATCGCCTTTCAATGCCAGGGCTGCGATGTTGTCGATCAGAACCTTAGACTTTCCGGTCCCCATCTCCATGAGATAACCATAAGAATGTGCATGCATTCCATGGCTTAACGCCTCGACCTGGTGTTGGTACGGTTTAGTTTTATAAAAGTCTATTGACATGTATTGAGCTCCTTCATATAGTCTTGCTCATGGTTAGCAAACAAGTTGACCACAAGCAACCCTGAAGAGGAAAAACTTATGACTGATATCTTTGACGACATCTTTGACGAGGCCGGTGCTCTTGGAGATGTGAATACTTCTACCGGGAAAACCCTCAGCGATTTGGTACGTAAGCTACGCTCGGTCGAGAAAGAGATCGAGGATGCTGAGAACCATGTCAAAGCTCTCAAGCAGGAGAAGCACAAGCTCTCCGTTGAAAACATCCCAGCACTGATGGATGAGATGGGTGTCCAGCGCATCGATGTGGATGGTGTGACTGTTGCTTGTAAAACTACTGTGCATGCCTTTATCCCCGTGGAGCGTAAGGAAGAAGCGTTTGCTTGGCTGCGGTCCGAGGGCCTTGATGACATCATCAAAAACGAGGTGACCGTCAGCTTCGGCAAGGGCGAGGACAACGTGGCGGGCGATCTCGTCGGTCGCTTGGAGGCGGAGGGCTACGCGCCTTCGCAGAAAACCCACATCCACTCGTCCACACTTAAGGCCTTCGTAAAGGAGCGATTTGAGAACAACAAACCCATCGACCTCGATTTGTTCGGGGCGTTCGTTGCAAACACAGCAGAGATCAAAAGGAAGTGAACATGAGCACCGCAGTTTCAACCAAGAAAGAGACCTCAATTTCTACTGAGGTTATGGATGACATCCTAGAGTTTGCTGGAGAGGGCGCCGCCTTTGACAGCTCGGAAATGCAAATTCCGTTTGTTCGTCTGCTCCAGCCAATGTCCCCGCAGCTGAACAAGAAAAAGCCGGAGTACATTGAAGGCGCAAGATCCAGTGACATCTTCAATAATGTCACAAGTCAGTACTGGGATGGTGATGCAGGCATCATGGTTATTCCATGCTACCAAACCACCAAGTATTTGGAGTTCGTGCCTCTTGAAATGGGTGGTGGATTTAGAGGTGAAATACCGGCTACCAGTAATCTGCTCCTACAGACCAGCCGGTCGGGCGCTCGTGAGATACTTCCCAACGGTAACGAACTGGTCAAGTCTGACCAGCACTTCTGCCTAATCGTGGAAGAAGACGGGTCATTTCAGCCTGCGGTGATCGACATGAAGTCGACGATGCTTAAAGTGAGCCGCCGTTGGAAGACGCAGATCGCTATGCAGAAGGTCAAGCACCCCAAGACAGGTGCTATGGTTACCCCGCCTGTGTTCGCTACCATGTGGCGTCTGTGCGCGGCCGAGGAAACCAACGAAAAGGGCTCGTGGTCAACATGGGGCGTCGAGCGTATCGGCTTGGTAGAAAACCGTGACCTGCTGCTCGAAGCAAAAGCCTTCCGTGACTCGATCGCGGCGGGTGAGGTTAAGGCTGCACCGGAGGAGGACGTTTCTGCTCCGTCTTCTTCCAAAATGGATGGGGATGATATCCCGTTCTAAGCAGCCTTGGGGGAAGACGTTTTGTGTGACCGAGTCCGGGCCGCGTCCGATGTCTTCCCCCTCCTTTAACCTCAACAGGAGCAGACAATGTCACTAGCCGAAAGATTGCTGGCTGCGTATGTCGGATCAGACGCAGCGTACGGCGAGACTACGGTTGGTAGGATTGGGCGCAAGGGCAAAGCAGAGGCGAACAGCTTTGTTCGTCGCGGGAAGATGACGGTCCAGCAGATTCAGGATCACATCGACGGTAAGCAAGGCATCGGCGCGATACCTATCAACTCAGAGAACATGTGTAAGTTTGGTGCGTTGGACGTTGATGTCTACGACCTTGACCATGCAGGTCTCCAGAAAAAGATCCAGCAGCTCAAGCTGCCTCTGTTCCACTGCCGCACAAAGTCCGGCGGGGCACACCTCTATCTATTCCTGGACGACTGGTATCCAGCGTCCTTGATCCGTGAGTATCTGACAGAGATGTCGATAGCCCTTGGATTCTCTGGTTGTGAGATCTTTCCGAAACAGGATTCGATCCTGGTCGAGCGAGGAGACCTCGGCAACTTTATCAACATGCCGTACTTCGATGCGGAGACGACAACACGCTACTGCTTCAACAAGCAGGCCGAGGCGATGGAGCTAGAAGAGTTCCTGGATGCTGTGGAGGAGGGCCGAGTTTCGAGGACCGACCTTGACGCTTTGGATCTGTCTGGATCCAAGGAGCACTTCCTTGACGGCCCTCCCTGCCTGCGGATTCTTGTAGCGACAGGCACGGTGGGTGACATGCGCAACAACACACTTCTGCAGATGGGCGTATATGCCAAGCTGAAGTACCCCGACACATGGGAAAAAGTAGTCGAGGACTACAACCGCAAGTTCATGGTTCCGAACCTCGAGGCCAAGGAAGTCTTGGGGATCATCAAGCAGCTGCAGAAGAAGGACTACTTCTACACCTGCAACATCGAGCCGTTCTGTTCGGTCTGTGACAAGGAGCTGTGCCGCACCAAGAAGCATGGCGTCGGTGGCGACAGCGAGAGCAAGGCTCAAGTCGGTGGCCTGACGGTGATCCTATCGCAGCCGCGTTACTACTTCATGGACGTGAACGGAAAGCGGGTGGAGCTGACAGCGGATGAATTACACAACCAGTCGTTATGGCAGAAGGCGTGTCTACAGCAGATAAACTTTGTGCCCGCCACCATGAAACAGCAGGACTGGACGTCGCTGCTGAACCGCATGCTGAAGCAGGCGACCTTCATCGAGGTGTCCAAGGAGCTGACGCTGGAAGGCCGCTTCGAGGATCTGCTGAAGTCCTACTGCAACGGCAGCGCACAGGCGTACGAGCCTGCGGAGATGGAGACAGGCAAGCCGTACCACGATGACGGTCGGGTGAAGTTCAAGATCGATGGCCTCGTCACGTTCTTGAAGAACCGACAGCACCCGTGGGCCGACAACCGGGCTAAGATCCAAGAGGAGATCAAGCGCCTGAACAGCATGGGCGAGTTCAGTGGTCGCCAGCGTTACAAGAAATCTGATGGGTCGTGGGGAACCCTACGAGTGTGGTGGGTTCCTGAGTTCGAGGAAGACGACATCGACCTACACGTTGAGGAGATCAACAATGATATTCCATTCTAAGAAGCTGATCACAGTCCGGGAGCTGGCAGAGCACCTCGATGTTACGACCGCAGCTATTTACAAGTGGGTGAAAGAAGACTCGATGCCACGCCCGATAAGGCTCGGAGGTCCGAGGTCCATGTTGCGATGGACACCGGCTCAGATCGAAGCATGGTTGGAGGAGAGAAGAGATGATCCCAAATAGTACACAGATATTTGGTCCTCCCGGATGCGGCAAGACCGAGTACCTGATGAGATACATTGAGACTGCATTAGAGGGCGGAATGAAGCCAGAGGAGATTGCCTTTGTCTCCTTTTCTAGAAAAGCTATCCAAGAGGCTAGGGAGCGGGCGATGACTAGGTTCAACCTAGACGTCAAGCAACTGCGCAATTTCCGTACTCTGCACTCAACCGGATTCAGCGGCCTGTCTCTTCGCAAGGAGGACATCATGTCAAACGCTGACTACGCCGAGCTGGGCCGGATGCTGGGCGAGGAGTTCAATATGAACATCGCTCCAGAAGATGGCATCCTTATTCCCCAGGACTTGCGTCGTGGCAGTCAGTACATGAGGATCATCGATCGCTCCCGCTACCGGATGGTAAGCCTGGAAGAAGAGTGGAGAGAACACGAGACGCACGACATTAGTTTGTTTAAGGCGAAGCAGATTTACGAGCAGGTGACAGAGTATAAAACACGTCTCAGTAAGTTTGACTACGTCGATATGATCGGGATGTTCGTGGAAGTGGGAGAGCCTCCACGCTTGCGGTTGTTGATCGTGGATGAGGCACAAGATCTTACGCCCCTGCAGTGGAAGATGGTTCAAAAGATGGCAACGAACGCGGAAGAAGTTCTCATTGCCGGTGATGACGATCAAGCCATCCACCGCTGGACGGGAGTAGATGTCGAACAGTTCGTTAACATGTCACCAAAGCAAATCGTTCTGACGCAATCGTACCGTCTGCCCAAGGCTGTGTTCAACGTTGCGCGGCGCATTGTCAGAAGGATCAAGGACCGAGTACCAAAGGAGTATGCTCCCACGGACGAAGAGGGTTTAGTTTGCTGGCACTACCACTTCGACAGCGTAGACTTCCGGAAAGGTTCTTGGACCATCATGGCCAGAACAAACTACTATGCCGAGAAGATTGGTAAGTATCTTCACCAAGAAGGTTACTACTACTCTGTCAAAGGCCGCACTGTCCTCACCAAAGAGCAGGCAGATGCTATTAAAACATGGCGTAAGCTTCGCGTAGGAGAAGGCGTGGATGTTGATGCCGTTCGTAGGTTTTACGAGGTGGTGCCAAAGCAGGGAGACAAGGCTGTTGTGAAGCGTGGGTCTGGAAAACTGCTGGACGCTGCAGATCCTACGTCGCAGCTAAACCTCGGGGCTTTGGTTTCTGAGTTTGGGTTCATTGATAAGCGTGATCTGTTTGGAGAAGACCCGAGGGATGAGTTTGAAATCCTTGGTCTCGGCAGTAACATGCGTGCGTATCTGCTGAACGTCGAAAACAGCGGAGAGGATATTACGAAGCCGCCACGTATTAAGGTGTCCACCATCCACGCTATGAAGGGTGGTGAGGACGACAGGTGCGTTGTGTATCTCGGGAGTACATACGCCGCAGAAAACTCTAGGTTCCCGGACGATGAACATCGGATCTTCTATGTTGGTGTGACACGAGCTCGGAAAGAGCTGCACATCGTAGAGGGCAACGACAAATACAGGTACGCACTATGACACGCGACGAAATTCTAGACACCGCAAAAGAACTTATCTCAGGCCAGAGGGCCCAAGATTACGGTGATGCTTTCCACAATTTCGATCGCATTGCTGCTGGTTGGAACGTCATCGTGGATAACTGTAAGGGTGAGCTGACAGCCAAGCACGTCGCATTGATGATGGACTGGGTGAAGACCTGTCGCCTTATGGAAACGATCGACCATGAAGATTCGTGGATCGACAAATGTGGCTACTCCGCTTTGGGTGGCAGCTTCGAGAAAGGCTAGGGCATGGCACGAGACCGCAAAGACAAAAGCACAG